AATAACTTGCACTATCTATTTTAACGACGACTATGAAGGCGGGGAAGTTGATTTTGTAATGGGGGACAAACTTGTAAAATATAAGCCAGAAGCAGGAGACATGCTTGTTTTCCCATCAGGACATCCAGACTACTTAACAGAAGATGGAAAACCATACCTACATGGTGTAATGCCAGCATATAAGAAAAATAAATTTTTAGCAAGAATGTACTGGCAGAAATACCAAAGAGGAACAGATGAGTGGTATGAAAAAGAAAAAGAGTTTGGAAAAGATGTTTGGGCCAAGATGCAGCCAGAACTAGAAAAAGCATTTAGAGCAAAATATCCACAAAGAAACGAAATAAAAAATGGAGTGAGACTACGATGAATCTAAAAAATAAAAAGAGAATTACTAAAGATATCGTTATATACGAAAACTTCCTTAGTGATGAAGACTGCCAAAAAATGATTAATGCATTGGATGCACAGGCAGAAAATGGAAAAATTTCTTGGATGCCCATATCGTTTTATGAGTCATACTCTTCTGTTTTGCCACAAGACAACGATCAGGAAATCATTGATGCTGGACTAGCACCAACAATTTTTTCAGATATTGAAAACACTATGCCAGAAGCAATTGCGTCAGTTCATGATCTAGACCCAAAGACAATTTCTAAGATTGGGTATCATACTCAAAAATGGGAACCAGGAGCATATGCAAGAGTTCATTCAGATAACACAGATGAAAAAGGTAACTCTGGAGCATTTACAAGAAGTAGATATGCAGGGTTTTTATATTTAAACAATAACTTTGAGGGTGGTCTTCTCAGGTTTCCAGACCAAGATATAGAAATTCAACCGCAAACTGGAATGCTTGCTGTTTTTGACGGGGGATTTAATAATATGCACGAAGTGACAATGATTACAAGTGGTGTAAGATACACAATTGGCTCATTCTGGGATGACCGTGAAGAAGATGCCTATCCAGAAGAACTCAGAGCACAGTGGAAAGAAGAAATGCAAAAGATTAGAGATGCTCAAAAGGTTGAAAAAGAAGAGTGGCAAAAACTTCTAAAAGATGGATATAAGTTGGATCTTAATGGCAAACCATATAAGGTTGAGGAGTTATAATAAATGGAAACTTTTTTAAAAAAGCAACTAGAGGATAATGGGTTTAAGGTTGAAGAGCCAGTAGATCAAGTCATTATTGTAGAAGACTTTTTATCTAAGGATGAACTAGATTCTTTGCATAGCATTATTAACAGTCTGTCGGAAGACGACTGGATGATAGAATATACAAAAAATCTTAAAAGGTTTTGTATGGAAAAGTTTGGAAGAGATGATGTTGAAAATCTTGTTGCTGAAGGAAAGTTTGAAATAACTCAAGGATGGCAAGATAAAAATTATGATCTTGCGTCAGAGCCAGTTACTAGAAATGTTATAGAAAGACTAGATAATTTAGTTGCATTAGTAGACCCAAAATTAGAGGCAAGTGGGCTAAAAACTTTTCAAAGAATGCAAGACGGGGTTGAACTAAAAGCCCATACAGACCAGCATACCGATCCATCTATTAATTATGCAACTATTATTTATCTAAATGATAACTATAATGGTGGAGAACTATTCTTTAGCAATAAGGACTTACAGTTAAAGCCAAAGCCAGGATCTTTAGTTATTTTTCCTGGGACAGATGAGTTTAATCATGGAGTAAGACATGTAGAGCCAGGACCAATTAGATATGTGCTGGTTGGATTTATAAAAGTTAGAAATTTTTATGAAAAGAATAAATACTAGGAGAGTGGAGACAAAATGAATAAGCAGATAATCGAAGAAAAGATCTACTACTATGAAGATGGTGTTAAGAATTTTGATACACTCATGCAGACAATTGATGAACTTGACGCTCTTGATAAGGAGTATGGCAAGGAGTCTTGGCTAGACTGGACAGCATCAAACGATAAAAACTTTATTTATGGTAAAACAAAAAGTTTTGATATTGATCAAATTAATAATATAACTTTGGATTCAGACTATAAGGCAAAAATGAAATATGTGTATGACACTATCATGGAGTCTTTCTATGAGGTTTCTTCAGACTATGCCAAATCAATTGGTGATAATGATGAGCCAAGACTATTTCCAACCTTTAATATTAAAAAGTACAATTCTGGAATTGGGATGGGGTCTCATTTTGACCAACTAGACGGAGATAAAACTCTTAGATACTCTCTTGTTATGTATTTAAATGATGATTTTGACGGAGGAGAAATATCTTTTGCACTATCAGACTATGAGGATGTTAAGAAGGTTGCCTCTCCAGACCTTGACTATGATGTTGCAGTTAACAATGGCCAGATAGCGTTTGGTCTAAAGCCAAAGGCAGGAAGCGTAATAATCTTCCCATCGTCAGCGCCATATTATCATACAGCACATGTTGTTAAGACTAACTTCAAGTATATGGTTCCTGGACACTGGATTCATAACGATATGGCACTACACCAGTCATCGATGTAGTCTATAGTTTATGAAAACGGCAGTAGTAACTGGGGCAAGTAAGGGTGTTGGTAAAGCAACGGTTAGACTTTTATCAAGTAATGGGTATAAGGTAATTGCAGTATCTAGAAATTTAGAAAAAATGCTTGAGTTGGAATCTGACAATGTTGATATTTATCAACTTGATATAACAGACTCAGCACAGGTTAAAAGGTTTTTTGAAAAATATCAAGATATCACGTTAGACCTTCTTGTTAATAATGCTGGTGGTGGAGCAAGTCCTACACACATTATTAATGAAACCCCTGAAAATTTTAGGACAGCGTATGACATCAATGTAACTGGACCAATGTACATATCCCAACTATTTGTTCCCTGTCTACAAAGATCAACCTCACCAACTATTGTATTTGTAACTTCAATAGGAGGAAATGTACCCTATCCAGGTGGTGGAAACTACACAAATGCTAAAAGAGGAGAAATAGGTCTTATCGAAACAATGAGGCTTGAGTTTCCTTTATATGGAATAAAAATAACAGAAATATGTCCAGGAACTATTGATACCCAAGAAGAAAAAAAAGACAATGCCTTGAGTGCTGAGGACTTGGCTCAATCTATACTTTGGGTGTCTTCTTTGCCAAGTCACTTTAATGTTAATAGCCTAAACATTAGTCATATCAATAACTCAATTTTTAGGTAAAAAAAATACCCCCTAACTAAAGAGGGTATTCTTTTATAATTTATTTTGGAAACTTCTGCATCCAAGCCTTAGTCTTTGGAGTCAAGCCTTTCCATGCAGACCAATCTGTTCCGCCGTCACTCATGTAATATGCAATTTCAGCGTTAGTTACTGGATTTAATAGATCAAAGTTTGTTCTAAGATTAAACTTATCACGACGATCTGGACCTAGGTCATCAATCATATTGATCTGGAATAACCCATAGGAGTTATCGCCTGTTTTTGTATTTCCGTTAAATCTAATAGGTTGGCCATTAGACTCTTTCTTTGCTATCGCCCATGCCTCAATTAGGTCACGACCTTTGAAGCCCACTGCCTTTAGAACCAACACTAAATCCATATCGGATAGGGTTGGGGCATTTGAATACTTATCTAGTATTTTTGTCTTAGAAACCAAAAAAGCCGACTTAGGGTCGGCAGGGGTTGTCAAGGACTTTTCACTTAGTAAGTTATTATCAGTTGTAGTTGTTAGCGCATTGGCAGAATTACTTACAGGTGCAAGCAATCCAACTAATGATAGGATTCCAATCCAAGCCATCTTGTCTCTTCTCATAAAATATACCTCCTAGAGAACAATTGCTACCGTCTGGTAGCATAGTTCAAGTATAACATGTTTTTGCCCTAAAAGGCAACTTTTTGTAATATTTTTTTATTTTATTTATTTTGCGGGATTCAAGTGGTATAATAGAAAGACTATGGCTACAGGCTCAACTACGGCGTACGATTTACCATATCCTCTAATAACTGATCCAGTTAATGTACATGAGGATGTACAGTCATTGGCTGAACAAATTGAGTTAGTCCTAGTAAGTTTTGGATTATCGACACACACAATAGAAGTTAAAAATGTAAGCGGAGCAAGCATAACAAAAGGAGATCCAGTTTATGTAACTGGTTTTAATGTTAAGACTACCGTTGCAAAATCACAATCAAGTAATCTAGACACATTGCCCTTTATTGGCTTGGCACAGTCAACCATGGCTAATAACTCAGAAGGTGTAGTAGTAATATCTGGTGTATTTAGTAATATAAATACAACATCATATACCAATGGTGACATACTGTATTTGGGTTCTTCTGGAGGCCTAACAGCAACACAGCCAGCATCTGGTTCTGGAGCAGTAGCAGTTGTTGCCAAGTCTGGTTCTGCTGGAATTTTAATTGTTGGACAGGTAAAAGGCAATGGCACTTGGGGATCACTGAAAGCAGGTTTATCATAATGGCTACTTATAGAGGACAAGAATCAAAGAGTTCTTACGATGTTGGATTGCGACCACCAATGGTAAGTTGGACGGTAGTTAAAGGCGACACAGCAGCATTTAGAGTTTATACAACGGATGACAACAAAGATCCACTAGTTATTGCTGACTGGGATATTCGTTGTGAGTTCCGTCGCCCAGATGTTGCTAATAACATAAATCAAGATTCTGCTGGTACTATTTTTACTATTATTCCTGCACCCACTCCTAACGATGGTGTTGGAGAGTTTACAGTTCCTCTTACCAAAGAGCAGACAATCCAGTTGCGTACTGGAGATGTCTTTGACGTAGAGTTAAGCGATGCTGATAGAGTCTGGACAGTTTGCCAGGGCAAAATGATAATTATTGAGGATGTAACTGACTAATGGCAAATGCTGTAATTATTGATGATTACAGTAAGAGGGTAGCAATTCCTAGTACCGTTAATTATCCAATAACACAAATAGAATACTCTGCACCACTAACTATGGTTGAGTCTATACTCCCATTCAGAGTTAGGTTTAGCACCATTATTGTTGAGGGTTATTCTTCTTCAAATCCCCCAGGAATTGGCATCCAAATTATTGGTTTTTCCAACTGGATCATTTAATATTTATAATTAATTATGCTATAATACATACATGGCAAATGTATCAATTCCAACGGTAAAGACTAAGTTTGAGACTGGGGACCGCCCAAGTCAACAAGACTATATAGATTTAATTGACACTACCGCAGGTCAGGCAACAAACCTTGGCTCTTTCGGTAACAACGATAACTCAATCAGTGATATCACTAACGTAACTGTATTTGATAACTTTGATGCCACAACATGGAGAATGGTAAAGTACATTATCTCCATAGCAAAGACTTCTGCTGGTGATAATAAATTTTACGCCACAGAGATGACTATCCTTGTTGACGGAGAAGATGTTTCTGTCAGCGAGTATGGAACTATAGACACCGATGGGAATATTGGCACCATTAGCGTCTCCAGGGTTAGCAATACAGTTGCCCTTACTGTAACGCCTGCCCTAGGAATAACCCCTATCACCCTACGTTATGCACGTATTGGGTTGAAGGCTTAACTAAAGGAGATAAAAAATGGCAACAGTAGTAAAAGATTTTAAAGTAAAAGCAGGACTCGTAGTTGAAGGTGCAACAGCAACCGTTAACGGCAAGAACATTCTTAGAGAAGACGATTCAGATCAGTACATTATTGACCTGATTGGTGGAGAGACACTTGTAACATCTGTTGAAGCAACACAGATGGAAGTTATTGCTGGTGAACTTAACATTAAGTCAGGTGTATTTGATGCTTATGGCGCAGCAGCACAGGCTCTTACAGATGCAGAAGCATACGCAGACGCTCTTACAACTTCAGACATTGCAGAAGGCACAAATCAATACTTCACTAACCAGCGTGCACTTGATGCAACCGCAGCAGCATACGACGCAGCAGGCGCTGCAGGTGATGTAGCAGCAGATCTTACAACTCACGAAAATGATACAACTGCACACGGTGCAACTGGTGCGGTAGTTGGAACAACCAATACACAAACATTAACAAACAAGACTATTGGAGATACACTTAACTTCACTGGCGCAGGAGCAATGACAATCAACTCTGATTCTCATATCGTTCTTACTCCAGCAGGAGGTTCTTCTGTTAAATGGGGATCAGATATCCTTGCAACACAGGGTTATGCAGATCAGGCAGAAACTGATGCAAAGGCTTATACAGATACTCGTGAAGGCTTAATCACTACTGCTTACGAAGCATACACAGACCTTCTTCTTGGAGATGCAACAATTGATGGTACTGGTGGAAACACAGTAACAGACAGAATTGCTACAGCAATTTCTGACCTTGTTGACTCAGCCCCAGGAACACTAGACACACTTAATGAACTTGCAGCAGCACTTGGTGACAACGTTGATGGCGCAACAGGTCTTGCAACAGCAATTGGAAATAAACTTCCACTAGCAGGTGGCACAATGACTGGTGCTATTGCAATGGGTACAAACAAGATCACTGGTCTTGGAACTCCTACAGCAAATGCAGATGCAGCAACTAAGTCTTATGTAGATGGAGAAATTTCAACTCTTGATACAGCAGCACAAGGTTATGCGGATGCAGTAGCAGATGATCTTGAAGATCACGAACTACTTACTTCTGTAGTACACGGAGTAACTGGTTCAGTAGTAGGAACAACTGATACACAGGATCTTTCAAACAAGCGCTTTATTGATACAACATACTTCACAGATGGAGCAACAGTTGCAAATGAAGGCGAAATTGCAGTTCTTGCTGGAAGCCATGAGTTTGAAATTCAGGCTAACAGTGGAGATCTTGGTCTTAAATCTGTAGCAGACCACGTTATTCTTACACCAGGTTCTGGCAAGTCTGTTAAATGGGGTGCAGATGTTCTTGCAACTCAGAACTATGTTGATAACCAAACAACATCTGATGTAGCAGAAGGTACAAACCTTTACTATACAGATGCTCGTGCAAAGGCAGAGGCAGCAGCGCTTCTTACAAGTGCAACAAAGACAAACATCACAATAACTGCAGATGGAAGCAATAATCTTACAATCACCGCAGAAAACGGTGTAGCAGATTCTGATACTGATGATCTTGACGAAGGTACAACAAACCTTTACTTCACAGATGTTCGTGCAGTAGATGCTCTTGAAGCAGTTGTTCCAAACTTCACAGCAGTTGAGGTTAACTCACTTGCTAAGCAGATTGCAGCAACAGTATCTGCCCCAACAGGTGGATCACAGGTTACTGCTTATGCGTTTGCTAAGGCAACTTATCGCTCAGCAAAGTTCCTTGTAAAGACTGCATATGGAACACACACAGAACTTTCTGAAGTTCTTATCACACTTGATACATCCGATAATATTGCTATCACAGAATACGCAATTGTTGGAACAAACGGTTCATCATCAATCATAACAGCAGATGTATCTGGTGCAGATGTAAGACTTCGTGTAACACCAACTAACAACACTTCAACAATCACCGTTGTTGGAACACTACTAGCATAATTAACGAGGAGTAAGAGATGGCAACAGTCGACAAAGACTTTAAAGTAAAGAATGGCTTAGTCGTTGTAAACGGCGGTTCATTTGGAGGAACAGTCACTGTTGCCACTCCTACCCTTGGTGGTCATGCAACAACCAAGGACTATGTAGATTCTCTTCCAGCATCAGTACCTGTTTCTGAAGAATCACCAGTTTCACCATCTAATGGAGACTTGTGGTTTGACAGTGTTACAGAAAGAGTTCATGTTTATTACGATAGTCAGTGGATGGCAATTGCTACCCTTTCTGATTCAGAAGTTTTGAGGGATCACATTCATGATACTTCAATTGATGGTACAGGACTAATAGTAAGTACATTTGTTTCTGGTGGTTCATATGACGAACCAGGAGTTCTTGTAAGTGCTGGAAGTTATAGTACAACAACATGGGAATATGTTTGGAATGGCGGGGACGCAATAGATAATTTCAATTAATTATCTGTTATACTATAGTTACTAATATACGGAGGAGTATATAAATGGCAACAAGAATGCAACAGCGTAAAGGTACCGCTGCACAATGGATTTCCACAAATGGTGGAGATGGTCCAATCCTTAATGCTGGTGAAATTGGCTATGAGTCAGACACTAACAAGTTTAAGATTGGTGATGGAATAAACCACTGGGTAGACCTAAACTACTTTGCTGATGTTGTAGAACTAGGTGGCAGCATTGATGACTATATTCCTCTAACACAAAAGGGTGCAATTAATGGTGTTGCAACACTTAACGCCTCTGGCGTTATCCCATCAGAGCAGATCCCATCACTAGTAGGTTTAGACACAGAAATTACAACCGCTGTTACCAATGCAGTTAATGCACTTGTTGATGGAGCACCTGCTGCCCTCAATACTTTGAATGAACTCGCAGCAGCAGTTAACGATGATGCTGATTTTGCAGCAGAAATTATTGCTACAATGAATAATAAGCAAAATATTATTTCAGGTGTTTCTGATACAGAAATTGGATATTTGTCAGCAGTTACTTCAGACATTCAGGCACAGATTAACTCAAAGGCTAACTCATCTGAGTTGGCAGAAAATGCCGTAGATGCAGTAGCAACCGCTCTCGCTGCTGGTGATGGACTAGATAAGTCATATGATGACGCTGCTGGTACACTTACACTTAATATTGACTCAACAGTTGCAACAAAGACCTACGCAGATGGTGCAGTATCAACACACAATAGTGACACAACTCTGGTTCACGGCATTGATGATACAGCAGAACTAGCAACTAAGACATTTGCAGCAAACCTCTTGGTTAATGCTACAAAGACTAATATTGCAATCACAGGCGACAAGGATGGAATTACAATTGTTGCTGAGAATGGTGTAGCAGATTCTACTACCGACAATCTTTCAGAGGGTGCAACAAACAAGTACTTTACAGATGAAAGAGCACAGGATGCTATTGGAACAAATGTCGGAACAGGACTTTCATACAATGATACAACTGGTGCAGTCTCTGTAGATCAGACAGTAATGCAGGCTCGTGTAGCAAATGTTACAGATGTTGAAATCGGATATCTTGATGGCGTAACATCAGCAATCCAGACTCAAATCAATGACAAGGCACCGATTGCGTCACCTACCTTTACAGGTACTGTTGCTGGTATTACAAAGTCAATGGTAGGTCTTGGAAATGTTGATAACACATCAGATGCAGACAAGCCAATTTCAACTGCTACACAAGCAGCACTGGATGCTAAAGCAACACCAGCAAACATTACAACAGCAATAGATAATTTAATTGGTGGAGCACCAGGAGCACTTAATACTCTTAACGAGTTAGCAGAAGCAATTAATGATGATGCATCATATGCTGCAGGTATAACAACCGCACTTGGCAACAAGCAAGACAAGGTTGCAGATGTTTCAGATACTGAAATTGGATACCTTAATGGAGTAACTTCAGCAATTCAAACACAAATTGATGCTAAAGCACCAACTGCTTCACCAACATTTACAGGAACTGTATCTGGTGTTACTGCAACACATGTTGGTCTTGGCAACGTAGACAATACATCTGATGCTAACAAGCCAGTGTCAACTGCAACACAGACAGCACTTGATTTAAAGGTAAACTCACTTGTTACAATTGATGCAGAAACTTCATCATATACTCTAGTTCTTGCAAATAAGGATCAAATGGTTGAGATGAATGTCGGTTCTGGAAATACACTTACAGTTCCTACAAACTCAAGCGTAGCATTCCCAATCGGAACAAGAATTCACGTAGTTCAAACAGGCTCAGGACAAACCACAATTACCCCAGCAGGTGGAGTAACTGTTAACGGTACACCTGGTCTAAAGACTAGAGCACAATGGTCTGCAGTAACTCTTGTAAAGCGAGCAACAGATACATGGGTTGCTTTCGGAGACCTAACAGCATAGTACTTAATAAAAAGTAAAGCACTTAACCTAAACTTAAGGTTAAGAAGTTAAAGCCCCGCATAACAGCGGGGTTTTTTCTTTGTAAATCTATGATATACTTAACACTACTTTGGAAATTACAAAGTACTCAATTAATTTTGCTATGAAAGGTAAATAATAAATGTCAGAAACCGTATTCTCTTTTCGTCTTTCAGATGAATTTGTAAATAAATATAACAACACTCCAGCCCCATTTGGATTCTCAGATGCAGGGTCTAACTCATTAGGAGAGATTACTTTTATTCGTACATATTCTCGTGTTAAGGAAGATGGAACTAAGGAACGCTGGCATGAGGTTTGCCGTCGTGTAATCGAGGGTATGTATTCAGTACAGAAGAATCATGCTAAGGATAATCGTCTGCCATGGAATGATAACAAGGCACAGAAGTCTGCTCAAGAAGCCTTTCAAAGAATGTTTGAATTAAAGTGGACTCCCCCAGGTCGTGGTCTCTGGGCATTTGGAACTCCTATGACTATGGAGAAGCGTAACTCTGCTTCCCTACAAAACTGTGCTATGGTCTCTACTCGTGACATTGATAGAAACGATCCAGGAGCCCTTTTTGCCTGGGTGATGGATGCTTTGATGCTGGGTATTGGAGTAGGCTTTGATACCCTTGGACAAGACAAGCAGATGTCTATCTATGCACCTACAGAGCCAGTCTCAGTCTACGAAATCCCTGATACTCGTGAGGGATGGGTAGAGTCTGTTCGTATTTTGATCAATTCATTTTTGCGTCAGAATCAACCAATTCAAGAGTTTACCTATGACCTTATCCGCCCTCTAGGAGCCCCTATTAAGGGCTTTGGAGGCGTTGCAAGCGGTCCAGCACCACTTATTGATCTCCATACACGCATCCGTAATGTAATTGGCTCTAGAGCAGGAGATGCCCTTGATAGCCGTGCTATTGTAGACCTTGTTAATCTTATTGGTACCTGTGTGGTATCAGGAAATGTTCGTCGTTCTGCAACCCTTGCATTAGGTACTGCAGAAGATGATGGTTTTATTAATCTTAAGAACCCAGAAGTATTTCCAGAGCGTAACTCATATGATCCAGCAAAACCAGGTTGGGCATGGATGAGTAATAATTCTATTTCTGCTGAAGTTGGAACAAAGTATGAAGACTATGTTGATCTAATTGCAGATAATGGTGAGCCAGGCTTTATTTGGCTCGGAGTTGCTCGTGACTATGGTCGCCTTGCAGATGCACCAGACTATAAAGATGCTCGTATCATGGGATTCAATCCATGTGCAGAGCAACCGCTTGAATCTTATGAACTCTGCACACTAGTAGAAGTTCACCTTAATCGTCATGAGTCAAAAGAGGATTTCTTAAAGACTCTTAAGTTTGCATATTTGTATGGCAAGACTGTGACTCTCATGCCAACACATTGGCCAATTACAAACGGCATTATGCAACGTAATCGTCGTATTGGTACATCACTTACAGGTATTGCTTCATTTGCAGACGAGAACGGCCTTCCAGTTATTCGTGAATGGATGGATGAGGGATATAGCACAATTCGTAAATATGATCATTCATATTCAGAATGGCTTTGTGTTCGTGAGTCAGTCCGTGTAACAACAGTTAAGCCATCAGGATCTGTTTCACTTCTTTCTGGTGCTACTCCTGGAGTTCACTGGGGACCTGGAGGAGAGTTCTACCTTCGTGCTATTCGTTTTGGTAATACAGACCCAATGATGCATTTATTTAAAGCAGCGGGATATAAAATTGAAGACGATTTAGTATCAGCAAATACCTCAGTAGTATATTTCCCAGTAGCATCAGGACATAAGCGTTCTGAAAAGCAGGTTAGCCTATTTGAAAAGATTGGTTTGGCAGCAACTGCTCAGAAGTACTGGTCAGATAACGGTGTTTCTGTAACGCTTTCATTTGATAAAGAAACTGAAAAGAAGTTTATTGCTCCTGCCCTAAATATGTACGAAGGACAACTAAAAGCAGTTTCATTCCTACCAATGGGAGACAAGGTTTATCCTCAGCAACCATACTCAGAAATCACAAGAGAAGAATATAACGCATATGTAGGTAAGATTGGTAAGATTGACTGGTCTGCTATTTATGACGGTATAGAAAATCTTGAGGCTGCTGGA